CGTTCAGCAGGGTCGCCTCGTTCAAGTCAACGTCAGTCGTCGGGCGGTTCGCAACGGTGCTGCCGTCAATCGGATGCGCCGTCGAACACAGGGACACACCGTCACCGCCGACATTGGCGTTGTAGGTGGTGGCGGTGTTCAGGATGTTCGCGCCATAGATTTCCTTGGTCTGCTGAAAGGATTCAATCAGGCCGAGGTTCGACGGATGGAACTGGGTCTTGTAGAGGTTGTCATCCACCGCCTTGCGGGTGATGGCGTAACCAAGGGCAATTTCAGAATGCTCTTGGTTGTAGACAAACCGCTCACCAGCGCCGTTGTCGAAGGAGGTCTGGCCACCTTCAGTCTTCAACTGCGCGAGGCCGAGGAACCGCATTTCGGCGGTGCGTTCGAGAGCCAGTTTCGAGTCGTGCTTCGTGAAGATCCGGTCGTATTGCGACGGGATCATCTCGTATTTGCCTTCAATGCCACGCAAGCCCGGCAGGAGAAGGTCTTTAATCGCTGAAAGATTGACAGCCATTGGTGCCTACTCCCTGTTAGATGCCGGCCACGCCAGACTTCATCGCCATCGTATTGAAGGCAACAACAATCCGGTTGTAGGCAGAGGTGAAGTCATTGCCGTTGATGCTCTGGAGCGGGTTGGACCCGTCGGGAGTGTAGTTGGCAAGGGCGATGACGCGGAACGGCAGGGTGGCGCTGGTGCCGCCCGGCGTGGTCAGCGTGTATTGGTCCGCGTAGGCGGTGGACAGGCCGGTGGACACGTTGCCAGGGGTCGTCCCGAGGGTGTTCGTGTTGGTGCCGGTGCCGGTGCCGTAGGCGAAGCCGATGTTCTGGCCGATGGCAGAAACGCCAACCGCAGTGGCGGTCGTGTTGCTGTTGGCGGTCTGAACAAGGAACTGAGCGTTCGGATCCGTGATGACGTAAGCAGTCACCGCAGCGGCGGTGTTCACGTCGCCAACGCCGGGGAAGTAGTTCGACCACACGGTGCGCTTCTGCGAAACCGACAGGTATTTGCAGCCGGCAAAGATGCCGATCATGCTACCAGCGGCGGCGGCATTGGCCGAGGTGGTGCTGTTGGTGCCGACCTGACAGATGTAGCCCGTCGAAAGCTGCGCCACCGGGTCACCCGAGAAAATCTGCGGGTTGGTAGAGTTGGTGGACGAAATCGCAAGCTGCACTTGCTCATAGGTCGGGGACGAACCGGTCCCAGAATACTGCGAAAAACCGAAAGGCGCGTTTGTATTCGCCATGACGGGTTCTCCTTCATAAAAGGAGGCTCCATCATCGCACACCGGGGCGATGGGAAACCGGGTGATAACTAATACCAAACACCCCGAGGCATTTGGGAGGGATAAACCCTGCTGCTCGTCAACATACACAAGTCAAAACGCAAATAAAAGGGCTTTTTACGGCCCTTTTACTTCGTGTGTTCTTACTCGTCGGCAGGAATGGCAATCGGCGAGTAGCTTTTGTTGATTTTCGGTCGAACCTGGGCGTGATCGCGCCCGAATTGACCGTCAGGTGCGGAGTTAAGTTGCTCCTCCTTCTGCCGAACCTGATTGCGTGCCACCTTCTTTTCGATCTGGCGCACTTCGTCAGTGATTTCCTTCGGTCGCTCCATCAGGACCATGCCCTTGCGAGACACAACGCCTTTGGAACCGATGGGCATCATTTCAGGGTGTCGGCTTGCATCGACGGCTTCCCACCCCTTGCGAGCCAAGGCGACCTGATACGCGGGGTCTTCCTGGCCGAGGATGGTGTTGCGCTTCCATTCATACGTCCAGCCGTCAGGGACGAGGTGTGGCGGGATAAAAAACTCGTCAGTGCCTTCATCCATGTCGCCAATGTTGCCGCGCAGTTCGGCGGCTCGACGTGCGGCACGTGCGCGAGGGTCTTCATCACGCATAGCCTGTCGCATGGCAGCACGTTGCGGCGCGTCGGGAACCTTGATGTCGGTCACAACCGGCGCGTCGGCAGTTTCAGGTGTTTCAAGCGCCTGTTGCAGGACGCTTTTGGGCGCGGATTTCATCGCACGCCGTGTAATTGAACCACTCATGTTCTATCCTTTCAGTGGATTTTGCCTTCACGCTTCAGCTTCAGCTTTTCTTTCCCGTATTCTTCGGGCGTCATCTTCATCATGCTCGCCATTTCGCGTTCTTCGGCACTCAGACGGACGACCGTTTGCCGGTCGCTGGATGATTGACGGCTGACGGGTGCCGCTGCCGGCGCTGCGTTGGGCGAAACACGCTGTTGCGTGACTTTTGCGGTCTGTTCCATTGGCGTTTCAGCCTGGGTTGCCGCCGCGCCACGGTTGATCTTCAGGGTGCTTTCGACCTCGGCAAAGTATGCGTCAGTGTCCGGCTGGATGCCGTCTGCAACAGCAAGGTTGTGTGCGTTGATCATCTTGTTGAACAAGCGCTGATCGCGCGCGAACTCAGGATGACGCCGAATCCACTCGGCAGAGCGAGGGGTAAGCTGCGATGCTAGCGCCTCGACCGGGTCTGCGGGTTGCTGTCGCGGCGGTTCCTGCTTCGGTGCAGCCTCCATTGCCGCTTTACCGTTTTCCAGTTGCAGACGCTTGGCTTCGTTAGACGCCATTTCCTGCTGGATTTCGGCTGCACGCCCATAGTCACCTGCCTGCATCGCTTCAGCGTAGTGAGACTTCAGGATGTTGGTATTCGTGTTGACCGTATAGATGGCGTTGTTGATCAACTGAAGGTCAGTGTCGGCCTTTTCGTTGCGCGCTGCATATTCACGGCTCTGGGCCTCATGAATGCGGCGTTCGGCGTCGATGCGAGCCTGCTTTTCAGCTTCAAGTTGCTGTTTTAGCTGCTCAATACTGGCATTGAAGTCGGTTTCAGGCTCGTTTGTGTCTGCAACCTGAATTTCAACGCCTTCTTTCGGCGTTTCTTCAACAGCGACGTCAAAAATATTGTTTTCGTCTGCCATGTTGATGCTCCCTTATTACCAAACTTGGTCAGGCGCTTGAATGCGACCACGGATATTCGTGTCGTCAAGCATGCGACAGACGACGTTGTTGATTGTCACGCTCCATCCATCGGAGGGGCGGAAGAACACCCAGTCGTCCAGGCTGATGTCGATGCCTTCGAACCAGTTGTTTGACGGGTCAACGAAGGCTTGCGGGCCTTTCTTCAGCACCAGACCGACCTTGCCCTGGATTTTGTCTTCGTCGCGGGTGCCGCTGGTCAGATAGATGCCGCTCTTGGTCTTTTCAGGCCGCGTATAGACAGCAACAAGCACCTGATTGTTGAAAACCTCGACGCTATCGACGTTACCGACCTCCTTTTTCAAAGCTTGCTTGGGGTCGGTTGAATGCTCCATCACCATGAAGGGCATATTGTTCTCCATTACTTGCGTTGGTTAAGTATTGGACAGCAGCTTGTTTGCTTCATCGCATAAATCAAGGGCTGTTCTTAGGCCGGTAATAATTCCGACCTCTTTTTGGTAATCTAATGCGTGGCCAAAGGACAAATCGTCTTTGCGTCTTTCAATAGTTTCAATCAGTAATTTACGCAATTCCTTCTCAAAAAGCATGTTGTATGTGAGCATTTACTTGGTCCTGAAATACAAAACGGGCAGTAACACATCTATGTTACCGCCCGTCAAGTATTAACGCAAATCAGGCCGAAGCATTACTTCCGGTGACCGTATTCCTTGATCTTCTCAAGGCGTCCTTTGCCGCCACCTGCGCCGAACTCCATCTTGGCTTCAGCAACGCGACCGCCGGTCTTGCGGCCCATCATCGGAGGCATACCGCCAGGAGGCGGTGCGCCGGCACCCGGAGGAGGCATCATCGGCGGCATACCACCGGGAGGCATGCCCATAGGAGCGCCAGCGCCTGGAGGAGGCGGAACAGCAACTGGCATAGCGGGAGGACGCGGAGGCATGGTCGGTGGCTGACCGCCACCCATCTGGTTATCCATGCCCTTGCCGGTGCCGATAATGATGTTGATGTTGGTCTTCCCCTTGGTGCGACCACCATCCTTGCGCGCCATACGTCCACCAGTCGGACGAGTGCCCTCCAGAGCGCCGTCAGACACGCTCAGGCTGCCACCGCGCTTCTTGGCGACACCACCATGGCATTCATGGCACCGGCACCCAGTACCATGCTCGGCCTTGCCACCGCGCTTGCGAGGCTGACCGGTCCACAGGGCATTCGGGTCATTCGGGTCGGGGCGCGTGTCCAGATCAGGATAGGTTTCACGCGGACGCTGTTTGCCGCCACCGGCTTTAATGATGGCAGCAAGGGCGGCTGGGTCCGGTTTCTGCGATGCGGGTGCCAGATACGGTTTATCGCCCGCACCCGTCCCCATAGCTTCGCCGCCATCATACTTGTGCGCCCGACCACCGTGCTTCTTGCCAGTCAACGCCTCGCCCTTGACCATCTTTTTGACCAGGACGCGGTCTTCGCGTTCGTCAGGGTGTTCGGCTTTCCCGCCACGCTTCATCGGACCAACGCCCGGACGCATCGGCATACCCTGACCGCCGGCCATCTTTGCTTTCATCAACGCGAGGACGCGCGGGTCCATGTTGCCAGCGTTGGGCGCACCCATCATCGGCCCACCGACCATTTTATGCGCCCGTCCACCCTTGTTGAACCCGCCGACATGCTTGCTGCCGTCACGCTCGGCGTTGGCTTCCTTGGCGTTGCGGTTGATCAGGCTGTCAGCAGACAGAGCCTTGCCACCGGACTTGCGCGGCTTGCGACCAGCGTGGCGCTTGGCATGTTCGCCATGAACAGCGCCGACAACCTTCCCGCCCTTCTTGAACTGCCGGCGCGAGATCGGTCGCATGCCGGTCTTTACGTCAGCGTCAAGGGCGTCTGGCGGCGTGTAGCCGGATGCATCAACCTTCGTTCCCTGCGGGTCGGTTCGGGTGATCCGGTGTGCTTTAGCGCGTGCGCGCTCAGTGGCTTTCGACATGTCTTCGTTCTCCTACCGGCGTCCCGGCATCAGGTTCCTGGCAAGTGTGACAGCAGCGGGAACCGGCGCATGCTGCTGGGTGAGTTGAAGGGCACGAGAAATGACATCGCCACCATATGCAAATTTAGGCTTTACCGGTGCGGATGGTCCACCGCTGGCTCCCTGCGGAATTGCGGCGGCAACTCGTCTTCCTGCTCTGGGGTTAATTCGTGCGGAACCTTTCCCAGGTAGGACAGGTTCAGATAATCCTCCCTGGTCAATGGCACTCCCGCTATTTTCATCAGTTCCAGTAGGCCGTCCTTCTTCCCATGTTGGTGGGCGGATTCCCTGTGGTGCGGCGATTGCATTTACTTGTTCCCTTGCTTGCTGTTGGGTTAAGCTTCCGTTCTTATAATTATCCCAAATGTTATCAATTCTAGCAACATTTTTCCCTTTCTTAAATACTTCCGGGAACAACCCACGAACAGCTTCCCATGTGATGGATTGCATTTCGCGCGGCAAAATACCACGTTTTGCGGCTGCTCGTCTGTATGCTTCGGCATAGAGAGGATAAGTCCCTTGAACGCCGGAAATAGCAGACCCGCCAGCGTTAGGGATGCCTTTGCCGGCATAGTTGCCAAAGTTATGCGCGACTTCAACTGATTTGCCACTTAATGGCCGATAAAGTCCAGCGGCGACCGCATGGGTATCAATAGTGACATCGCCGTGTTTAGAATTTGGAGAAAGGATGTTGTTGTAAAAATTACGAACTTTATGTTTTTCTCCCATTAATTCAGATAATGCCGCAGGATCATCCCCGGATTGAATTGCGCCAATAGCCTTAGCTATTTCAGGCAATGAACCCCATCCGACCTTTGATTCAGACCCATCGGCATTGCGTGCTAGATCAGCATAGCCACCTTCTGGGGTGACAATATGATAGGATCGTGGGTTATACGTTTCATCATGCAATCTTATCCAAAGAGCCTTGGCGGTATTTTTAGCTTCTGGTTCCCATTGTTCTTTATCAATATCGCTAAGTGTTTTCCCGTGAATTAAAGAATATAAATTTTGATATTCTGGCTTTTGAAGCGAGGGCATCGAATTAAATTTTTCTTTCATTTGATCATCGGCTGGTCGGCCACGATAAAAATTATCGTTTCCCTTCAACATATCCACGACGCGATGCGCCAAAGAGACGTTTTGATACCAATCTTTTTGTGGGGAAAGTGCTGCCAGCGCGCCAGCAGCAGAATGAATGGGGATGTTGTATTTTTTCGCCCATTCTTGGGCAATCCTGTTTGCCCCATCATACCATAGCTTACTACGGTTTCGAGTTTGTGCGGGGACTGCGTCATGTAACGATAATAGATTATCTTGCACATGATTGATGAATGCTTCGGCGACATCGTCGGCCGATCCGTGTTTAGCAATATGCTCTGGCATATTCGGGTAGTTACGCAACAAGTCAGTATGTGCTTGATAAAGTTTAGGCGTTGATTTTAATGCGTCCAAATCAACAATATTACGATCTTCTGCCGACGGTGGTTGCGCTGTTTTGCTGGTGATTAACCTTTGAGGTATCCATGCAGGATGGTCTTCAGTCGGTTTCTGCATGACTGACTGTGCGGCATTAACCGCAGTGGATATAGCTTTTGGAGCAGCCTGTTGCGCCACGTCCAAGGCTTTTTGAACCATTGGGTCGTTATTCATGCCTGCACCTGTATCCCCACCACCAGCAAACTTCTTAACCACGCCACCACGCGCATACCGACGCTTGATGGTGATCTTGCTGGGATCGAACACGACGTGGTTGTGGGTCGGATTCTCAGTGTTTGGATCGCGGCTGTTGGCGTCTAGGTATCGGATGCCGGGAATGCCGGCTGCTTGTAGGGCGGCTGCTGCCTTAGCGGGGTCTTTGCCGTGTTGAAATACGGCTGCACGATAAGCCGCTTCGCCTGGGCGTGAAGGATGACCTTCGTCTTGCGGGTTCAGTCCGAGAAAGGATAGAGCCTGCTGCACATGGGGATGCTGTTCGCCCAATGGCTTATCCCAATCCAGAAAATGCTCCGGGTTTGCATGGACGCGGACATGGTAGAGGTGACCTTGGGATAGCAGTTCAACGTCCTTCCCTAAGAAAGGAGCCATTGCTTCTAGTTTACGTTTCCAATCCGAAAATGGATGAGCGGCAATATATTTATAAGTTGCATTTATATCGCCGCCTCTCTCATATATTTTTCGAGCGGCATCGTCTATTGAACAATCAGGAATGTCTGGATTTATTTTTTTAGCTGCTTCGTAAAAGGTATTGCCTTCAATTTTTATCCTTTGACTGAACGGAATTGGGTTTCTTGAACGTGAAGAAAGGCGTTCTCTATATCCCCGCGCTGTTCCTTTCTCGCCAAAATACAAACCATGACCGAACGCCTGCGCACCTTCGCCAGTCCCGATCTTATCCGACCGGAACCGACCTAACGGCAACTCTTTCAGAACCGACGCATTCTCCGGCACCGGCTGGCTGGTGGGGATATACTCCTGTTCGCCCGTAGGGTGTTGGATTAAACGCTCCGGCGCGAACTCGTGCGGCGATCCATGGTAAGCATCGAACCCAGTTTCGTCTGTTGGCTCTACGTCGCCACCGTCGGCCTTGTGGATGGCTTTCTGCTTAGGATCGAACGCACCGCTATTGCCAATGGCAGACTTGATTTGCGTAGGATGCCGCAGCATGACGGCAAGATTGCCCTTCAGCGACGAAGGTATCCAAGAGTCATGACCGGCGGCACGCAAAGTATCAAACCAGTCTGACTGCGCCTTTTTGTAGTTTTGTGCCCGGTTTATAGCCTCTGGCCGCTCTCCAGTGTATGGATTTTCTGCCTTCAAATACGCCGGAATAACCCGGCCTGCGGTGTTTATCGGCTGGAATCTGCCGTTCTCCCACACATGTCCCTGGCTGTCATTGCTCTCGGCGTATTGGCTGGCTTCATGAGGATCGGTCGTAAACCATACACCATGCCGACCTACGTTAAATGAAGTGAAGTCCTTATCTTTCGACGTGCCGGTATAGTATGTGCGCGGGACGCCATTATCGTGCGCCACGCTATTGCCGAACCATTGGCTAAAATTGGGATTGCTGGTGACGTCGCCACCGTCGGCAAAGGATTGCGGTCCATCACCCATGCCAGTGACATGCACGCCAGGGATCATGGAAGCCGGATGTGGCGGCTTTGGATGGTCGCCGGTAGGTAGTGGACCAATCTCCTTAGCAAGCCCCTTAGCGACCATTGTAGCGCGTCGGATGGCTTTGTCTGGGGATTGCATCATTGCTGTTCAGCCTGCTTTGCGATGGGGGCGGCAATCGGTGCCGCCTGGGGATGCAAGGCGATGTCGCGCGCCAATTCCAGTAGCTGAATCTTCTCGTGACTTGCACGGTCGGCAGCGCGGTTGCGGTCTTCCTGCATGACGTCAGCCTGCTGAATGCCGAGGGAGTGACGCTTCGTCTGCGCGTCCATCAACTTCGCCCTTGCCGTCATCAGATCGACAGGCGTGTCCACCTGCTGTTGCTGAACATCATGCGGTGCGCTTGCTTCGTGTTGCGCCTTCAGCATGTCCGCCTGGGCCTTCAACGTCTGTGCGTCGGCCTGCTGCTTCTTGACCTGCATTTCCGCCATCTGCTTCTGCATTTCCGGCGGTGGCGCAGCCTGTGCGGACGGAGGAGCCATGAACTGATCGGGGTTGGAGAAGCCGAGGGCCTGGATGCACGCACGATCAATGGCAATCGGGTCATACATCGTCGGGTTAGACGCCTGTAGCTGCTTCAGAGCGGCAAGCTTCATCATACGCTGCGCTGCACTGGCTGTGTTCGGGTCTGCCTGGGGCGACAGTTCGTTGTCCTCTAGCGCCTTCAGGAACACCTTCTCGTCCCACGTATATGCAGGCGTCTTGTTACGTTGCCAGAAGCTATTCGGGTTCTCCTTGAAGCAACGTGCAAGCAACCGAAATTCCTCGGCTTGCGATGCGTGCATGCGCTTGTGAACGCTGTTCAGCACCTTCGCGGCCTGTTCGATCATCGCCAGGGTGGTGCCGACAGGCGCGTCTGCGCGTCCTTCACCAACCTGCTGCTCAGACGTGCCGCCGATCCGCATACCCGTGGTGGCAATGTCATTAACCAGCGACATCAGTGCCGGCGATGGTTCCTTATACGGGAGAGGCATGATGGCCTGATTAATGGGCATGCCACCGGTTTTGACCGGAGCGCCACCACCCGGCGGAACGCGGAAAATGTTAGTGTTTTGACGCGCGCCAGTATCCGCGAACAAAAAGCCAGGGAAATTAGAATACATCCCAGCATCAAGCAACTCACGCCAAGCAGCAGTAATAGCGTTGGTAGTATTACCAAGTATATGCAGTAATCCAATGTCGTAGAAGCCGAAGCCAGGAACGAATGTATACTTGACGAAGTTAGCACGCGGGTCAGGAAGTTCTTCGTCGTTCTTGTCGTAGTTGCGGACAATAGACAGGATTTGCTTCGAAGATACGTCAATAGTGACGCGATACGGGACTTCCAAGCCACTGATTTTGCCCTTGTATTTGTGTTCGTAGCCGACGATATCGAGTTCGCAATAAATCTCATAAATTTCGCGGTCGCGGTCGTCAGGGTTCTTGGTTTCGGAACTAATGCCCTGCTGTGCGTCCTTCTCCTCTTTGACGGCATCAAGCTTAGGCGCGGCAGCCTGCGACAGTTCGGTGTCGCGGTAAACGCCCATGATTTGCAGGCGCTTGACCGTCGATGGCTTCATCGACACACGGTGCGTGATGCGTCGGGCGTTCTGAAGGTCGGATGCGTTGTTGCTGACGATCAGGTCATCGGCATCAACAGTCTCGCTCACGGGCCGGTTGCGCAGCGGGCAGAAGTAGACTTTCTTGAACGCTGTGCCGCCGAAGCCAAGCAACAGCAGCATACGGTCGGTATCGGGATAGTATTCCGTCGCCGTGCTGGTCAGGTAGTGATTGAAGTCCTTTTCCAGCGCGTCGGCTAACTGGTCCTGTTCTGCGGTGCTGCCGTTGCTGTCGTCCCTGATCTTCACCGGTCCATCGGTGGGCAGCATTTCCGAACGCGCGTTCGCCTGGAAGCGGAGAACAGCCTCCAGAAGCAGCGGATGACGAACGCGGGACATACCCTCGACAGGAGCGCCGTCAGACGCGCCGGCAAGGTTGGGAATCTCCACCTTCAGACCGAGAAGCTTAATTCCCTGCGCGCGGTCCTCAATCCATTCCTGGCGGGTTTCAAGGTCGTCCTCTACGCCACGTAGCAGTTCGCTGCTGATGCGGCTCAGTTCGAGGTCGCTGATGTCCTCAGCCAGATTGTCGAACCAGCCCTTTGGACCACGGCTTTCTGCCTCGTCAATGGGCTTGCCGTCCAGACTGACGGTGATCGAGCCGTCAGGGTGTTCGATGCGTAGGATCGCACCCTTGTCGTCATATTCCGGCGTATCCTGCTGCTCGTCGTCTTCTGCCACCACCACGTCTATCGGCGCAAGCTGCAAACCCGGTTCGGGTTCAGACAACCGGATGTTCGGTGACAGGCCAGGAACGAGCGACATATGCTACCCCATGAGTGCGCCGTGTTCGGCAATAAAGCGTTCGATGGCTTCTTGCGCGGCATAATTATCAGCGATTGCTTTTACTGTATACGTCGCAGTAATTCCAGCCAAATCAGGCGACCATACTTCAACGGTGAAAGAACCGTCGCCATTGTCTTCAAGTGCTGCTTGGCATTTTAGCATAGCCTGTATCCCTTGATGAATTGTTAGAAAAACCTGGGGCTGTATCTTTTGTCAGTTTCTACGAAATTAATCTTAGATTGACGCTCTAGTAGTAACTTAGACAATCTTTCCGTGTTTTCTTTTATGCTTTCGACCGATTCAGGCCCGATAAAATCAGGCTTAAAGTGCAAGTCATCAGCAATAATAACTTCACCGTCTTCATTGATGGCAACAATTTTATTTGTTTTCAGGCTGGTTATCTTCATTTCTTATCCACTTATACTGGATACAACGGCTGTGGCGGTTTGCCTTGGTGTTGGTTGGCTGCGTTCAACTCCGCAATACGCTCGGGACTGCGGACAAGCAAGCCGAGGTCGCGCAGGTGACGAAGCGCCATGCTGACGGTATCGCAATTATGAGTGAGAATACCGTTGGCATAATAGCAGTGTTCCCCCTCAACCGTCAGATTGAATACGGGACGTATAGTATGGGTGCGCTTTACTGATTTTACCACACACAAATTTTGATTTTCGTTCAACGCATCTAATTGTGTCTGTAATACATCAAATGGACACAGTGACGCAAGTTCTTTCCATTCACATCCAACCCGTATGGGATGATTTGCGGTCCCTACTAAACATCCTCCAGTGTATTCAACTTGCCATACTTCGCGCACGCCGGTCATGGATGCGGCAGATACTAGACATGGACCTGCTGGCGTTGCCACCATATCTCCAGCAACTATTGCGTCTATGCGCTTAGTGGTTCCATCAAACATAGTGATTAATGTATCGCCTACCAGACAAAGATCGTCATGTCGCCCTTTAGGGAACTGACCGACCTGTGTAATAACCATATCCGCCCACGCACGATCGGGCGCGTATACCATACCTTCGGAGAACAACGCCTGCACGCTGTAGAGGCGCGCTAGCTTGTCCTGCGCCTTAGGGTCAATCAACTGCACGGCGAAGTCTTCGTGGCCATACATTCGGCGCATTTCTTGCGACACGCTGATGCCTGACGCCTTGTTCTCAATCAGGAGTTTGTCAACCTTCAGCGCACGACAGGACTTGGCTACCTTCTCCACAAGGTCATGCAACTCCAGGCGTTCCTGCCAAGCCGTCATCAGCATGACCTTCGGCAGACCGTCGATAGTGCCGGTGTCTGACAATGCCTCGGCGTTTGCGCCATACCGGTTGACCGTGCGGGTGGCGCGGGTATCTGTTGATCCATACCAAACGCCCCAGACAGTCAATGCACTGAAATCGTTTTCTTGTTTAGTGGTGTATGCCGTGTCCAGGCTGGCGATGATGAAGTCGAACGGCGGAAAAGCTTCGTCGGGCCAGAGGTTCCACCACTCTCGCTTGATAACGCCGCCACCAGCAGGCTCAGGACGCTGCTGTAGCTGCCCTGCGGTCGCCCACGGTCCTAGCGTCTTTTCGAGCAGGACAACTTGCTGTTCATCAAACCGTTCGGGCCACAACAGTTCCCCAGGCGTCGTGCGCTGGTCTTTCCACTGGATCGGCATACCGTCATCTGTCGCCCAGGCGGGCACCAGTGTGGTATGAAACGACCGGTCTGGTTCGTATCGCATCGGCAGGCAGAGGTG